TGTGAATGTGGGGGCAAGGCCACCTGGACCTTTACCGACCTCAGAGCACAGATCCACACCACCAATTCGGCCATGTATGGCAAATGGGAGCCGGGGTTGGGAGCGTACGTGGAAAGCTACGAGCACAAAAAGAAGTTAATGAAAGAGCTTGATGTAATTGAAGCCCACGATCCCGTGGGAGGGAGTAGATGCCATCAACCTTCGGAAGATGAATTGAAACCCAGAGAGTTGGACGAGTCGAACGCTTCTTCTTGGCTGGACGACGGGGATCTTGCTAAAGCAGAGCAAGACGCCCTCGACCGTGCTTCCAGGGGGGAATTCGACATAACGATGTAGGAGAAAACCCGATGACACAGATTCCTATGGATGCGGTCGGAGAGAACGGACAAGCCGATGTCGCGGAAGCTACCACCGATGAATTCGAGTTGGGTTCAGACCTGCTCGAAGATATTGGCGAGGTAGACAAACCCGAGACCGAAGCTCCCGAAAAAGCCGAAAGCACGCCCGAAGCGGAGTCGCCCACTCAGGAGCCAATCAATCTGGACACGGTTGATCCTGAGACCTTACCCCCTGAACTGCAGAAGATGGCCAGGGAGTTGAAGGCGGATCACACTCGAAAGACCCAGGTTTCAGCGGAAGAGCTTAAGCAAGCTCGTGCCCTCAAGGACCATCTGACCTCTGCCCGTTTACAGGCACTTGAAAATCAACAGCAAGCAGGACAACAGCAGGCACAGGCCGACGCAGATCCATTTGCCGACCTACGAGCCCGCTTGTCGCCCGATGAGCAAAATGCCGTCAGTATCATCGATGAAGTCGATCGCGTGAGAAACGGTGATTTTCGAGAGCAGACCAACCAGAAGTTCGATCAGATGACCGCTGCCCTGCAGCGCGTTGTCCAGGTCATGGTTGGCCAAATGGGACAGCAGGCCGAAGTGCAGGCCGTATCGTTAAGAGATAAGTACCCGGATATCGACTCGACTGCTCCGCAACGTGCGGCGCTGGTCAAGGTAGAGAACCCGGCTACTGGTAAGGCCTACACCCAGGAGGAAGCGCACCGCCTTGTAAAAGGGCTGGCTGCGCAGGAATCCCAACAGCTTGCCCAAAAGGACCGCGTTGCCCGGCGTCAGCCGACGACGACGCCTCCAGCCCCCAGAAGGGCTTCGGATGCAGGTGGGGACTTTTCTGACACTGAACTCACCGAGGCTATGACCGAACTTGGATTCGGGTAGCTTTAACGACAAGGATTAACAAATGCCAGCAGCTTCAACCACCGAAACGTGGGATGCCGCTTGGACGTTGACGATGAGGGCGAAGAAGAAACGCCTCACCGACAATATCTCGGATGCGTATCCTACCGTGGATAGATTCCGCAAGGGTGGAGTGCTGGAGACTGAAACAGGCGGCAAAGAGATCCAGGAAGATTTGATGTACGGATTGGGATCTTCGGAGTGGTTCGACGGCTTCGATGTCCTTTCTACGGATACCACGGACGGTATCACTGCTGCTTTCTACAGCTTCCGGTACAACGCCACGCCTATCGTCATTTCGATGACGGAGGAGAAAGAGAGCCGCAAAAGCGACTCTGCTGTCAAACTGTTGGAAGCCAAAACCAAACAGGCCATGACCAAGGCTTTCGATACCATCAATGCCGCCATCCACGGCGCACAGTCCGGCAAGTCGATGTTGGGCCTGCAGGACATTGTTGCCGAGGCTACCGGTACCACACTGGGCGGCATCAACGCTACCACCAACACCTGGTGGGAAGCCAACACCACGGACTTCAACGCTTCCTATACCTCTTTCGTGACGCAGACTGCAACGCGCTACGAGGGTCCGGTAGCGATGGGAACCACTTGGAACGATTGCAGTGAAGCTAACGACAAGACCAACCTGATCATAGCGCCTATGGCGTACTACGGTCAGTATGAGTCGCTGTTTGAGTCGACCGGCTTCACTCGGTTTACTTCCTCGGGCAACCGTGGTGGACCCAACTACGGGATCGGCGCTGAAGGCGACATTACCTTCCGTGGCGCTCCTGTGATTGGCGATCGTGACTGCAAGAGCGACCAGCTCTACTTGCTTAACACCAAGTATCTCAAGCTCAAGATGCAGGCCGGTCTGAACTTCGCGAAGACTCCGTTCAAAGAGCCCTCAAACCAGCTGGCCAAGGTGGCGTTTATCGTCGTTGGCGTCGAGCTGGTCACCAACAACCGCAGACGGCAGGGTCTGGTTTTCGACCTCGCATAAAGGAGATGTTCAATGTCAGACTTTCGGGCCACTGAACCCGGACTGATCGGGTGCCAGGGTATCGCAGAAACCAGTACCGTGCAGAAGCATCGACTGGGTCAGATCGTCAAGGCGCATGACTTCGCCGCGACGGCTTACGGCGACGGCGAGTTTATCTACGCTGTCGGCGTTGCATCGACCGTTGTCGGATCTGTCGTCATCATCGACACCGGGGACTATGTCACGGCGCTGGCTTCGGCCAATGCAGTGGGCATGATTGGTGCCTCGATGTCGGCCAATGTGGCCAGCCAGTATGGCTGGTACCAGATCAGCGGGCGCGGAGTGGTCAAGGGGCTTGCGTCCCTTGCCGATGCCCAGCTGTGCTATCTCACCGCCACCGCAGGCAGCATCGACGATGCTGTTGTCGAAGGGGACTCCATCTTCTTCATGGAGACCACCTCGGCCCTCGACACGCCGTCTACCGGCTTGGCCGAGGTCAACATGAGTAGACCGTTTACGAATAACGTTGACCAGATTTCGTAAGCTTTAACGAGAGAGGGGGAGCAGGGATGCTCCTTCTCTTTGTCAAAGGAGATTAGCATGAGCGATACCGTTGAAACCGTTGATCCGGACCGGCAGTCCGAGGCGCTTAAGCTTGTCACGGAGGCTCTTAGAGGCGGGACCGAGGAACAGAAGGCTGCACTAAGGACTGCCCTTGGGGTGGGAGGGGTAATCCAGAAAAGGCCAAGACAGAAACTGCAAACTAATTCGCAAGCCAAGAATGCCATGCTGGCCCAAGGCGAAATCGTGCATCCGCCTTTGGCTGACGGGTCACCTTGGTCTCCAGGTCCCTCAGAGGGGATGGTAGCAAACATGGAGAAGCATGTTAAAGCGGTAAGCGCTCGACTGGGCAAAGAGGTTACAGCCAAAGAGTTGGCGTATGCCGTGCTACGCAAAAAACATCTGAATGCTGAATTCGGTTCTGGGGCTTCCTCTACGCTCACAGCGCGTGAGGCCGAAGAGAAGTTTGGACTGAACTCTGTCGATCCAGATGATCTGGCCGCGATTGCCACGGAAAACTTTCCAACTGACGTTGCGGCAGCGGACTTTTCTGAGATAGGCTTCGAGGCCGAAGAAGGCAGTGGCTGAACAAACCCTTTTTAAGGCAGCGGTCCTTAATGGTGAATTGGGGATATTTGTTCGGATCGAAACCGACTCCCTCAAGGTTACCGGGACCGAAGGGGCCTTGATTGCACCAACCCTGACTACGGCACAGCGCGATGCGCTCACTGCCGAACATGGGATGATTGTCTACAATAGCACCACATCTACCATGCAAGCCTATTCCAATAGCGCATGGATTAACCTGGGAGCACTCGGGTAATGCTACTGTCTGAAGCCATCACAATGACGTTACGGCGAACGGGACTGAATACAACCAATACGTCGAACAAGAATCAGGCTCGGCTGTACCTGAATGCTGCTGCCAATCGCATTGTTGGTCGTGCGAGGTGGTGGTTTCTATACAAGACGGACACCATAACTACCACGGCCAGCACCAGGACGTATACCCTGGCGGCAGACGTAATGACGCCCCACTCCTTTGTTGACGAGACCAACGGGAATCTCCTGCCTCTCAAGAGCTGGGATTACCTGGCGGCCGTAGACCCCGATCGCGACGAAACAGGGGATGTGGACACGGTAACGATCGAGGGCATCGATTCGTCGGGGCTGACGACCGTGGCCCTGTACCCAAAGCACTCTACGGCGTCTGAGACGATCCGCTATCATTACTATGCCTACATCCCCGATTGGGCGATTAGCAACGACTCTGACAACCTCGACCAATACATGCCTCAGATCCTGCAGCCAGCTCTGTACTTTGCCGCAGCAGAGCTGTATTGCCAGGAAAAAGGTGACTCAGAGGCGTCAAGTGAGAATCGGGGCGAGTATGAGTCGATTATTGACATAGGGCTCAACCAGAATCTGAGGATGTTCGGCAATCGCAAGTTCAGGCGCATGGGGGATGAGGTGGATAGCGCCGGAGGGTTTGATTTCTACGTCACGGAAGGTAGCCTGAGCGCATAATGGCCATACGAGAAGCTGATGACATTCAATTAGGCCCGTGGGGGACGGATGGTGGCGTTCGATATGACTTGCCGTCCGAAGACTGCGCACCTACTGAATTGGTCGAGATGCAGAACATGCGCATCACGGCCGCTGGGGCTGTCGAGACACGGCACGGCACATCGTCGTACCAGTCTGAGGCCAACATAGCTACCGACCCCACATTGACCCTGAGTCTTGAGTTTACCGCAGAGCCCTCGACGGATCATGTAGTCGTCGTCGCCGGGACAGCGATATACAAGTATAGCTCGGGCTGGTCGGCCATAACCGGATCGGTAACCGTTACCGCAGCAGACGACAACACCTTCGAGTGGTGTAGTGCAAATGGGGTTATCTATGCCACCAATGGCGCAGATGTCCCATGGAAATGGACGGGCACCGGGAATGCAGCTGACGGGGTAGTGTCAACGAAGTTCACGACCGGAGAGCACATTGCCTTCTGGGACAACAGGGTATGGTATGGTAATACCGATACCGACTATGACAAGTTATGGCACACCGATACCGCTGCCCATGACACGATAGATACCACGAATTTCTATCTTATGGGCTCTGCGATAACTGGCTTGGAGCCATCGAAAGACTTTTTGGCCGTGCATTGCAGAAATGGCATCCATATCATTCGGCCCACCGGCAATTCGTCTGTTCCTTATCAGGTTATCCACACAACCTCCAGGGCTACAATCTGCGGCCGGGGCATCATTACGCTGCCCAATGACGACCAAATCTTCATCCGAAAGGATGGGTTCTATAAGTGGGACGGGGACGAGGAGGTGGAGAAGATTTCCCATTCCCTTGATGTGGGTTACTGGCCTGATGTAAATGCAAGCCGGCTGCACCAGGCTCATGCGGTATATTGGCCAGAGGAATCAGAGTCCTGGTTCTTTTTGCCCAAGGGCTCCACTACCGAAAATGAAGAGATTGTCGTCTACTCGGATCGCCATGAGAAATGGTTCGGTCCCTTTGTCGGCAGCGGAACATTCTTCAAGCGCAACTGCAGTGGATTGATTGGCAACAAGCCCCATGCCGGGGCCTACTTTGGGTCTGGGTCTGTGGGAGGGAAGCTGCTGGACCATGCCCCCTCGTCCTATAACGACGACGACGATAGTGCCGGAGGCGCAACGATAGAGCAGTGGTTCAGGACGGCTTCACCGTCGCCTGACAGTTCGGCCGAGCGGTTACGATGGCGCTACGCCAGAACGTACTACGACTCCATCGGTGACTACAATATCGATGTTACCCAGGAATCTTCTGGGGTCAGTGGTGAAATCGACGTACTTGAAACGAAGGGTGGATTTACTCTTGATACCAGCCTGTTGGACGATGAGGAGCTTGGGGCCGTGAGGATGCTCTCCCAGGACACAGAGATGACTGAGTATGATCCACACAGCAGTCTGAAGTTCAGCCTTTCTGCACTCGACAATCAAATGCGCATTAGGCGCACTCATATGGTCTATACCCCCATCGGACATAAGCGCAAACGACAAGCGGGAGTAGAATAATGCCCTCTTTTGGCCCAAACGTCAGCCCTGCTCCCAAAACTCCATCTCCCGGCCAAAACTGGAAGTGGAATTCCCAGACGCAATCATGGGAATGGCCTCACGGCGGGAACTTATCGGACGGGAGCCAGTATCAAGGCGCAGCCGACGCCTCTTATCAGGCCGCGCTCGCTAACATGCAGACCCCTGCGGGCACTAACAACGGGAGTGGGGTTGGTGTAACCAGCACTTCCCAGGGCCTGGAGGCGGTCGGCGAAGACATGGGGGTGCCGCTTCAGGTGTTGGGGGACGGTCCCGTCCTGCAGCCAGGGGACGGTCCCTTTGAAATAATAGAGAACAGAGATCCGGCCCTCTTTACACCGGCAATACTTGCCGCCCGTAAAAACGAAAGACGGCAACGGCAACGGGAGTTTGACGAGAATTTTCAACATCCACTGAGACAGCGGGGGGCCTGATGCCAAGTACGCCAAGACGAGACAGACTTTTGAGAAATTACAACCCTGGCGAGAAGCCGGCCTACCCTCCTGAGTGGACTCCGCCCCCACCGCATTCGGGGCCGAAGGGAGGGGCCTCGTACACATCAGCTGATGAATACGAAAACTCGCGCTTCACTGGGCCGCTGCCGCGCTGGAAAGTGGATGAATACGCAAACTCGCGCTTCACTGGGCCGCGAGGCGGCCAAAGTGCAGGGGGGCGGGGAGGAGCTTTACCCTGGCGGACTGTCTCAGACGAGCTGTTCCCTCAAGGCCTTCCCCAAGGGCTCATGGACGACTTGGCCCGCCTGGATACCGGGTTCGGCCAGGCTAAGGGCGCAGCATTCAATGATCCGTTCCTGACGAATGTCGGAAGAGTCGAGGATCTGGGAGGAACCCTGAGCGGATTGCAATTACCCCTAGGGTTGATGGATGATATACAGGCTCTTGAAGATGGATCGTTTAATGCCGGTGAAAATTTTGGGGTGATGGAGGGCCGGTTGGGTGACCTCACTGAAGGCGTGGACGATCTGTCTGCCAACCTACCCACAGCATTGGATCTGAGCGAGCAATTCCAGCAATTAGATGCTCTGCAAAGGAATGTAGACCAATTCCAGGGGCCAAATATACTCAGCCAAGGCCGCACTCAGCTTGATGATCTCCAAACAGCTACCGACCGGTTCGGAGCAGGTGGCCTTGACTTGGCTGGAATTGGAGGCCGTCAGCTGGACGATCTTCTGACGGCTACCAATCGATTTGGAGCAGGCGGGCTGGATCTGTCCGGGATAGGCGGCCGGCAACTCGATAGCCTTGAAGAGGCCACTAATAGATTTGGCGCTGGCGGGTTAGACCTTGCGGACATCGGGGGGCGTCAATTAGATGCTTTAGAAACAGCTACTAATCGCTTCGGTGCCGGCGGCCTCGACCTGGCTGGGATAGGCGGACGCCAGCTTGACGCCCTACAGACCGCTACCGATCGGTTCGGCGCTGGAGGCTTGGATTTGGCTGGCCTCGGCGGAAGGCAATTGACCGACCTTGAAGATGCAACAACGAGATTTGGCGCTGGGAATCTCGATCTGGCTGGGGTTGGGGGCCGTCAATTAGACGCCCTTGAGACGGC